GTGCTACTTGTGCCGATTTTGTAGGGACCGAGGCATGGCGAAGAAACCCAGAGAAAACCGCATCCCCATCATGATGTCCGAGGACGAGCTTCGGATGATCGATGATTGGCGGTACGAAAATCGGATTGCTACGCGGTCGGATGCGGTTCGGCGCCTCTCTCGCTTGGGTCTGGTATTCGACGGAAGCCTGGGCGGATTGTGGGAAACACTTTTCGCGCTGGAAGGTGAGGTGATCCGGGCGATTGAACTCCTGGAGGCGATGAACCGGCCGATGTACAATGAGCCACAAGAGAGATCGAGAAAGGCGCTTAGCCGGGCCGGCAAACTGGAAAAAGCGGCGAATGATTTTGACGCGACTCTTCGGGATGTGGTGGCCGCCGCAATTGCAGTCAGACGGACGGACACAATCGACCGCATCCTTGAGCAGATGAAGGATCTCCGAGCGCTCAGGGAAGCGCAGATGCAGGAGGCTAGGGAAGAGGAACTGGAGGACAGTAGGGCTCAACGTGCCGACATAATTCGCGAGGTTCAAGAAAAGCGAGCCGCTGGGGAACAACCCGTTCCGGGGTATACGCACGAAGAATTTGTGGAGGATTGGATCGCGCCTATCTACATCGCCCCTGATCTCGATACGATGGTCCGCTTGGCGAAGGCCGCTGACGAGTTTCTGAAAAGCCACAATCCCAATACTGGCGTTTGGCTGGAACCCAACAAAAGAATCCCCGAGTACACAACCGTGCGCTACGGCTTCGCCCTCGGGAAAAAATGGACGCAAGAGGATCTCGATGCAGCCCCCTCGTTCCTTTGGCCGGAAATGAAGGCTGGCGATACCAAGGTGACGACACTTAGCACGAGCTACAATGTGCACACCGGGAAGCGCGGGGAGTAGTCCTAAGACGCTCACGCCGCTACGTCCTTTAGCAGGAACGTCATCACAGCGTGCTGCGCGCGTTCATCGATCCCGTTGCCTTCCTCGTCGCCTTCGTACGCGCCTAATGTCGCGGAAAGGTAGTGCAGCCAGCCCCAGACCATTGCCGCTACCTTGACGCCTTCTAATGTGATCGGGCGGTGCTCTTGGATCTGGCGCGCCAAGTCGCCGCAGCGATCATGCGCTGCTTCTATCTCGGGCGTGCTGTTGCCGATGGTGTCGGCCACGAAAGCGGCGCGCTCGGCGGCCCATGCTTTGCAAAACTCTACCCCAAGAGCGAGCAGCTCGGTGTCGGGATTCTCCTCTGCTCCGACCAGATAGGCAATCGAGCACCGCAGCGGGCGGCAAAGCTTTTCTAACGTATCGATAGTCGGGCGCCGGCCGCGATTTAAAATATCGCGCACTGCGGTCTCGTTCAGGCCTGATGCCAGAGATGCCGACTTCATGTTCAGCTTGGTCTTATCCAGTCGTGCGCGAATGCGACCGCAGACAATGGCATATGCCGACGTGTCAGCCGGGTTGATGTGCGCGTTCATGGCTGAAAGTCCTTCAATTGGAGGGAACGGAAAAAGCGAAGCGTGCGCTCAGGGCCGGTCTGAAGATCGAAGTCTTCGCCGTCCTTGAGCCCGACTAGGGAAAGATTGCATTCGCGGAAGCCGACGGCCGGCGCGAGCGCATAGGCGATTTTGGCTTGCACGTCGGCGGCGGTGTCGCAGGGCGCGTCAATGAACGCTTCCCAGGCCAATTGTTCCTGGCGTTCGGTTCGCTCGGCGCCAGCAAGATCGAGGCAGTTGCCCTCGGCGTCGAACATGGCTTCGTCAGCCGCGACCGCTACTTTGTGAAAATCGATCGCTGACGACGCGCCAACGCTATTCCAAGTCTGGAGAGGGAAAAGGCCCATTGTTCAGGCCTCCCATGCGTCGGAAGATTTGGCGAAGGCGATGCCGTGCAGATCCATGGTCTGTTCGGCTTCGCTCACTCGGCGCACTGCGGCGAGGTAGAGTGGCAGGCGGCGCGCGATCTGCTGGCGGCAGTAACCGACATACTTCGGCGAGTGCAGGCGCAGCGTCGGCGTCAACATCTCATCGCGTTCGGCGATGGTCTTCTGATGCTGGCGAATGGACAGGATGTGTTCCGCGACTTCGCGGAGCGAATAGCGCCATGCGGTGGCAACGCGGTCGGCCGCGCCGGCATCGAGCACCAGCGGAATGGCAGAGGCGAAAGTCTGGAAGGAAAGGGCGTTCAAGGCAGGGCTCCATCGGTTCGATGGTTAACCCTACCACAATTTCACTGGTTTGCAACAATCAAAATAGTTAAACGCCTACAAGCTCGACAAGCGGGATGACGCGGAAAATCGATCGCACGTCCTCCCGGTCGAACTCGATATCCTTGGGAGGGTTGAATTGCTCACAAATGATTTTTGAGCCGGTACGACGCTTCAAGCGCTTGATGTAGCCGGGACCGTTGCGGCCTTCCTCGCGCGGGTAAAGCTCTATGACGACGTAATCGCCGATTGCCGGGGGTCGTGCCGCGCTGACATAGATCGGCTCGCCCTCCTCGAACTTTGGCGACATGCTTGAACCGGTGATGTAGAGCCCAAACACGTCGCGCATCATTGCGATTCCGGCCGGCCGCCGCAGATAATCGATCGTCTGACCATTGAACTCGAAATCGGCATCGTTATCACCTTCCCCGCCGACGACCTGGCCGTAAACAGGTACGTCCCTGGCAAGTTCTGTGACGAAAGGCGGCGGCACTTCGTTTCGTCCGGCCTGCATCCGGCCTTCCCCATAGCGGTAAGTCGGCGCCGGGTTTCCAGTAAGCCCGTTGCCACCGACGCCCCCAATCGCAATGCCGTCGCCTCGCGTGGCCGCAGGTCCAGCCTGGCCACCTACCGCTACGACGCCCTGAAGATCCTCGGGCGTTGTTCCGAGTTTTGCCGCCAATTCGACGATGTAGCGGGTCTTCTTGGTCTGCCCTTTTTCCAGTGCATCGATCATCTGCTGGCTCACGCCAATCTCGCGGGCCAAGTCGGCCTGGCTCCATCCCTTGGCGGTTCTTAGCTCCCGCACGCGCGCGCCAATGCTCATGAAAATTTCCTCTGTCAACAAGCGTTGAGGCGTTTTCTACAGGAAAATTTGTCGAACGTCTCGACAAGTCTTCAACAGATTGTCTTGTGGTTAATTTTTGTTAGTGGTATGACTCCCCCTGTTTGTCACTGACATAACGGAGAAAATCACGTGCTTCCCGAGACCCCTCGCGAATGGCTGATGTGGGCCATTGCTAAGGCTGGCGGCCAGACAAAGCTGGCCCAGGCGATCGGAGTTGACCAGCAGCTGGTCCATGGTTGGTTGCATAAGACGCGCCTCGGTGTTCCTGCCGAAAAGTGTCAGGCGATCGAGGATGCTACCGGCATCCCAAAGCATAAGCTTCGTCCCGACATCTTCACCGCCCCGGCTGAAGCCGCGTGACGGCCTTCACCTTTATCCGAACAGCCGACGGAAACGTCATCGCTCGTGATCCTCGATCCGGCCTGACAGCTTCCGGCGCAACCCTTGACGAGGCGCTGGCCGAATTGCGGCGCCTACTTTCTATGGAAAACGCTGCATGATCGACGTTCGCAACATTCCGATATCTGACATCGACATTGGAGGCCGGCTTAGGCAGATCGACGACGGCCAGGTTGAGAGCCTGAAAGAGAGCATCCTTGAAATCGGGCTACTCAACCCTATCACGGTCTATGCGATCGATGAAAACCGCTTCGGCTTGGTTGCCGGCGCGCACCGCTTGGAGGCCTGTCGGCGCATTGGCCACGATGAAATTCCCGGGAGCGTCGTCGAATTCTCGGACCTGGAAAGGCAGCTTGCCGAGTGCGACGAAAACCTTTGCGCGTCGAAGCTGACCCCAGTCGAAGAAGCTCGATTTGTCGCCCGTCGGAAGGAGGTCTATGAAGCCATCCACCCGGAGACAAAACGCGGCGCAAACCTTGAGAATGCCCGTGTGGACAGTCTGGCCACACGGGAAGAGCGCGCCCCTCGGTTCATCACTGACACCGCCGCAAAAACCGGCATCTCGGAACGCGCCGTCGGTCGACATGCCGAGCGCGGATCGAAGATTATAGATGAGGCTATGGCGCTCATCCAAGGAACGCCGCTCGACAAAGGCTCATACCTCGACAAGCTCAAAGACGTAGCCCCTGAAAAGCAGGTCGAGACCGCCAAGCAGGATCTGGAAAACCATTCCAACCCGCGAAAGTCATACGGGCATTTGAGCGGTGCAACCGCGCAGGTTGGGCAGGGCGGTATCGCCGGCCGGTACAAGACGGCCGACACACAGAGCCGTTCAGAAGAAGACATTTTCGACCGCTTCATTGCCCTGGTCGACGAAATCGAATCTCTGAGCCTTGCCGATCTGGTGGTTGGCGCCGGCCGCAAGCGCGCGGTGCTTGGCCAGCGGGCATCCAGTCTCGCCGACAGGATGAGCGAACTCATGGAGGCAATCGCCTGATGAGCGCCATCATCTGGATGCCGCTCTACGTTGGCGACTATCGTAGAGACACCGCCCATTTGAGCGCCGCGCAGCACGGCGCCTACCTGCTCCTGATCATGCACTATTGGCAACAAGGCGGACTGCCCGACGAGGACGACCAGCTTTCGCGCATCGCCAGTATGTCATTGGCGGAATGGAAGAAAAACCGCTCAGTGCTCCGCGCCTTCTTCGGTGAGGGCTGGCGTCATGCACGGATCGACGAGGAGCTGAAGAACGCCGTTGAGCGCTATCAAAAGCGATCTGCGGCCGGCAAAAACGGCAATGCGAAGCGGTGGGAAAGCTATCGCAATGCGATCGCCGGGGGATCGCAATCACAATCACAGTCACAGAAATATCTAAGCCAAGGGGAAAACCTACCAAGAGAAGATAGCACTAACCTATCAGGACTTGGCACTACCCGACCGGCCCTGACCGTGATTTCGGGGCAGGGGGGTGGCCGATGAAATTCGACCTCCACCCTCACCAGGACCGCGCCATGGATATGCTGCGCGGATCACTACAGGCCGGCAAGCGGCGCCCAATGCTGCAATCCCCGACTGGAAGCGGAAAGACGATAACCGGCGCTGCCATCGTCGAGGGCGCGTTGCGCAAGGGCAATCCGGTCTTGTTCACCGTGCCGTTCCTGAGCTTGGTCGACCAGACGGTGGATAGGTTCGCCGAGCAAGGCATTCACACCGTCGGCGTGATGCAGGGCTATCATCCACAAACCGACGGCTCGCAGCCTGTCCAGGTCGCCAGCGTTCAGACGCTTCGCCGTCGGCCGATCCCCAAGGCCAGCATCGTGCTGATCGATGAGGCACATCGCTGGTTTGATTTCTACGGGGAATGGATGGCGCAACCCGAGTGGGAGCGCGTGCCGTTCGTCGGCCTGTCGGCGACGCCTTGGACCAAGGGGCTCGGGAAATACTACGACGACCTACTGATCCCGACGACCGCCAAGGACATGATATCGACCATCAATCCGATCACGGGGCGCACATACCTCTCGCCCTATCGCGTGTTCGCTCCATCGCATCCCGACCTGTCCAAAGTCCGCACAGTGGCGGGCGATTACCACGAAGGCGATCTGTCGGGGACGATGAGCCAGCCTGTCCTGGTAGCTGATACGGTTTCAACGTGGCTGCGTCTTGGTGAAGACCGGCCCACGCTGTGTTTCGCGGTCGATCGAGCGCATGCGCGAAAGCTTGCGAACGAGTTCGAGGCCGCTGGCGTGCCGACCGCCTACGTCGACAAAGACACGCCTATCGATGAGCGGCGCCAGATTGGCGAGCGGCTGGCCAATGGTCAGGTCAAGGTCGTGTGCAACATCTACGCACTGACGACCGGTGTTGATTGGGATGTTCGCTGCATCATCCTGGCCCGGCCGACCAAGAGCGAAATCTTGTTTTGCCAGATCATCGGTCGCGGCTTGCGGTCGGTCGATGGCAAGGCCGACTGCCTCATACTCGACCACTCTGACACGACGCTGCGTCTCGGCTTCGCCGATGACATCCATCACACGTCGCTCGACATGGGGAAGGTGCAGCGGAATGGCGGTCAATCGAAAGATAAATCAACGCCTCTCCCGAAAGAGTGCTCGGCCTGTTCGTATCTGAAGCCGGCCGGAATTCACAAATGCCCGCAGTGCGGGTTCGCGCCGGAACGTCAGTCCTTGATCGAGGACAAGGGCGGCGAACTCGTCCAGTTGACGGGCAAAAAGAAATCGAAGGGCGACGCCACCTCGCACACCAAGCAGGAGGTGTATTCGATGCTGCTCTGGGTCCAGAAGGACCGGGACTACAGCCCCAAATACGCCAAAGCGAAATTCTTCGACCGCTACGCCGAGTGGCCGCGAAACCTCAGTGAACGGGCCATGGCGCCGGATGCCTCTTTCCTGAATTGGCTACGATCGCAAAACATCCGCTACGCCAAGGGCCAAGCTAAGCGGGAGGCGCGAAGTGCAGCGTGAACCTCTGAAATCGCGCGCGGTCGGCCGCTGGAACGGCATCCTCTCAGGCGTCGGCTTGTCGTCAAAAACCCTGTCGGGGAAGCACACCAGCTGCCCGCTGCCCGGTTGCGGCGGCAAGGATCGTTTTCGCTTCGACGACAAGGGCGGCAACGGCACATGGATTTGTTCGCAGTGCGGATCTGGGTCGGGCATCGAACTGGTGAAGCGCTACCTTGGCGTCGACTTCAAAGCTGCGGCGGTCGAGATCGAGAAATACATTGGCGCATCGCCCGTCATGGCGTCGGGCAAGAAAACCCCAGCCACGACCGAGCAGAAACGTCGCGAAATGGCTTCGCTCTGGCAGCGGTCAAAACCGTTGTCGATGGACGACTGGGCAGGCCTCTATCTGCATAAGCGAACAGGCCTCACGGAGTTTCCAAGTGTCCTGCGCTTCGCCGCCGACGAGCGCTATTCCGATGGTGACGGCAAGGCCACATGGCATCCCGCTTTGATTGCCAAGGTTGATCCGAATGACCAGGCCGCATCAGAAGGCGAAACGGCAGCTATTCATCGCACGTACATCGATAGGTTTGGTGGCAAGGCAGATGTCGCGTCACCTCGAAAAATGCTTGGTACGATGCCGACCGGGGCAGCGGTGCGCCTCATGCCTCATCAGGACAAGCTCGGGATTGCCGAGGGGATCGAAACCGCGCTGTCGGCCTCGGTCCTCTACAACATGCCGGTATGGGCGGCGCTCACCGCCAATCTGCTGGAAGAGTGGTGGCCGCCGGCCGGCGTCGAGATCGTGTTCATCTTCGCCGACAACGATGTCAGCGGAACAGGCCAGGCCGCCGCCTATGTGTTGGCAAAGCGCCTCAAGGCGAAGGGCATCAGCGCCTTTGTCGAGATGCCATCGGTCGTCGGTCAGGACTGGAACGATGTCCTTCAATCTCAGCGAAAGGCAAGGGGATGAGCAACGTCATACGGTTCAACCGGGCTCGCGTCGCAAGCGCAAGAGAATTTGGCGCCTGCCCGACGTGTCGCCAGAACGACGGGTTTTTGAATAAGGGCTCTCAGCACTGGTTCAAATGCGACAAGCACCGCGTTCGCTGGCTGGGAGGCATCAACTATTTTGACAATTGGCGGCAGGAGAATCGGGCCGAACAGATGAAGCTGTTCGCGGCCATCGAATGCTTCGAAGTAATTGAGCCACTATGGCCCGGCTCATCT